CTGTAATCGTAGTATTAGCTGCAAAAGCAGGAGCAGTGACTGTGGTTCCGTTATAGGTAAATGTAGATGAGTTACTAAATGCGTTTGTACCATTACCATATGGCACATAACCCGCAGTTAAAGATGTAAGTCCTGTTCCGCCTGCAGCTACAGGAAGTGTGCCTGCAGTTAATGCATTAGGTGCGGTGGAATAAAGTGCATAGTTAGACGAGCCAAATGTAGTAAGACCTGTACCACCATAACCTGCTGCTATAGCTGTACCATTCCATACTGCGTTAGTAATCGTAGCATTATTAAAAGATGCATTTGTTGCACTAAAGTCAAACTCACCTGGTAAGAACGCATATTTAGTCCATGTACCCGCAGTCGTTGAGTTAGAAATTAAATATATAAAATCAGCACCACCAGATGGTACTGTATCTACAGTTGCAGAAGCATTATTTACAATTGTTAAAAGACCGCCAGCATCATTATCAAATATAAATGCAGCACCATTAGGTAAAGTGGTAGCATCTGGAAGTTGAAATGTTTGGGTTGTAGAACCTGTAAGTCTTTGGATATATGCAGATGCGGCTGTTAAAACAGTTGTAGATGCAGTAGAGACTGTAGCAGCATATCCAGCTAAAACATTATTTGCTGTGATATTTGAATTAGCATCACGCAAAACAACAGAGTTAATACCAGATGATGATGTGACTCCAGTACCACCATAAGCTACGCCTACAGTCGTTCCTTGCCATGTTCCTGAGGCTATTGTGCCTAATGGGGAAACATTGCCTGAAGCATCAAGATTGACTGATTTTTCTGCTGGATATGTAACGAATACGGAAGAACTATTTCCCACTAATGGGATTGCCGTGGTTGTTCCGTTGGAGTTTGATAAAACGGTTGTACGAGCTAGTTGATTTGGAGATCCAGTTGTAACTGTACCAAGACCCACTTCCCATGCTTGAGCTATGTTGTCATAGATCGTGTAGAAAGTGGTGTTATTACCAATAGTCGTGAAGGATTGGAAACCAGGCACTGCTCCATTAAGCGTGAGCGTACCCGTACCACTAGTCGTGGTAGTTTCCTGGACTCTATCACGTATTACTAATGCCATGACCAAGCCTCTCTAGACCATGTATAACCTTTATGGGATTTACGTTTACCGTTTAGGCATTGAATAATGTTGGAGTGTTGTAGTCCTGCATATTTCATTTTTTTTTGACCTATATATTTAACTACTTCACCTGTTTTAATATGAGTGCCAACCCAAATCCATTTGCGTTGTGCAGTATTGCCTGCAGCGTAATTATTACCTTTGGATAGTTGACTAGCAATTGCTTTTTGTTTAGCTGACGTTGGAATGCCTTGACGCCATTTATTGCCTTTGTGTAACGCACTTATTTTAGACTTAAACTCTTCAGAATGCTTTAACCCTGAAGAAATTCCTTTATTCCAAGGTATTGCACCAGAAGGTCCTTCTCCACCATCAGATAAGTTGCATAATTTTATACCAGACTCTTTATAAAACTTAATTAGCTTTATTTCATGAATAAATGCCTCTGATTCTGAAAGACCTTTGGCTATTATTTTTACTACGGGTTTTCCATATTTTAATACTATAGAATTCCAATAATTATTACGTCTATAAAATACATATGCACGTTTACCATGACCTTTACCTATATAGAATAAATTGCCATCTTTGGTATAATGTGCGTATGTATAATACAAAAAAAACCTTTAAAATCAAGATGTTGCCGTAGTTTGATAAGTAACGCTAACAGTATCACCAGCAGTTGTAACTTTAGCTACAGAGAAAGCACCAGCTGAATATAATGTACCACCCGTATTGCCTAAAGTACTTGTAGCACCAGAACCAGTAGTTAAGAAACAACCACCTACTGTACCACCAGAACCTGTGATGGTATATGTGATTGCAGTTGCTGTTGATGTAGTAACGTTAGAAGGTGAAGTACCTGTTGATGTAGCTGTACCAAATACTGCTGTACCACGCACTGCTGAACCAGTTACTGTATAAGCAGTAAATTCTGTCCAACCAGCATGTGATGTCATTGTATCTGATGCTGCAAATGTAGGTGATGCACCTGAAATAAGACCTAAGAATGGACCTACTGTAGTGTATGTACCAGATGTAGTAAGTAAAGTGTTTAGAAGAAGTTGTTTACCAACAGCATTTACTAGGTTAGGAAATGAATCTGACCATTTTAAATTACCATTAGCATCACGACATTCAACTACGTAATGTCCTTCAATACCTACTGATTCATTGGAAATAGCATTAGCACCAAGACTAATAACCGCTTGATCTCCAAATCCTTGTGATTCTTTTAACATAAAAACTCCTTAAGTTGCAATAGAACTAGATATTCTCAACACGGCATTTGAAGAATTGCTAGTGGGAAAAGTGACTGTAAAGCTAGATGTACAGATCTTGTCTGAACCAAAATTTAGCACAAATATAGCTGCACCAGTGGTGCTATTATAAACTAAACCACCCCTACAGGTAAAGCTTGCAGGACTCCAAGTTACATTATTAAATGTTAAATAAGATGTATTATTTTGGTTATCATAAGCTATAGTAGGTGTTAAAACTATGCCTCCAGCTGTATAGCCTGTTCCTGTAACTTCGTTTACTGTTGTGTAAGCAGTTGTGGTATTACCTAAATTGGCATTAGCATTATAAAGGGCTAGTTTATACACATATGGACTTGCAGGAGAGAAGTTTTCTGCTCCTTTAAGCATATTGTATTCAAATACAGTACATGCGGTTTGAACGATCATGGATTAACCTTCATACGAGCCTGACCATTACGGTATGCATCACCTCTTTCAAGACCTGTACCAAGACGACTAAGTTGTTGGATAGCTTCTTGATATTTTTCTTCGTAGTTCTTAATAACATCAGGTTCTTGACGTTGGAATAACATAGCTTCACGCATAGAGCCATATAAAAGTACTGGATCATAGTTATCACCTAACCATGATGTACCATTGACGTTAGAGATTGTATTTACTGGAATAAGTAATCCAGAACCAGAACCACCTAAACTTGAATTAGATGCACTTAATACATCAGTTAATGTGTAGAATTGACCACCATTTGTAAGTGTGACTGAAGCTACTGCGCCTGAAGAATTCACTACAATATTAGCTGTAGCACCAGATCCTGAACCGCCTGTTAAAGCTACTTCGGTATATGTTCCAGGAGTATACAAAGAACCACCTGAAATAGCATTAAAGCCAGTAATTTGACCTTGAACAATGGTAGGTGGATAGTAATAGTAGTGAAGTTCTACTTGATAATTATTATCTGGTGTTGGTCCTAAAATCAATGATAAAGCATCTAAATTGCCATATTGATTACCAAATAATGCATAATGTTGTGGTAAACCTGTAGACGTAGAAGCATTAGGATAAGCTTGACGGATGTAGTTGACGTCTTTGTTTAAAAGGTAATTATAGTTACCAGATGAATCTACTACGGCTAATGAGAATGCAGATAACCAATCATTTGGTAAAGATACGTATTGATTACCAGATGTTAATGTACCCGTTACGTTTTTACGTAATGATGGCAATTGAACAGAATTATAAATCCTGTCTTCAGCTTCTTGGACAAAACGAGGTATGTTAGAAACGAACAGTGGTTCTGTTGTTTCAGCATAGTCCATTATGGCTTGATACAATTGGACGTAATTGATTTAAATCACCCTAACCAAAGTATATTTATTTTTTACCTTGCCTTTATTAGCTATTAATTGTGAAATATTACCTGCAACTGTTCCAAAAAAATCTGCTGCATATTTTTGATTCAAAAATGATATGGCAAGCTCTTTACAATATACTGGTTTCCATTTTGCTTTTGCAGTTTTAGCAATATCATCTTGAGATTTTTTACGACCTATATTTGCTTTTCCCCATTTACTTCTAATTACAGGATCTTGCAATGTTTTCTTTAAAGATATGCTACGTTTAATAACAACTTCTTTAGGTGGAATATATCCTTTAACTCCAGATCCACCTTTAGTCATATTATAAACTGGTTTAAACTCTTCTATAAGTAATTTTTCAGCTTGATGCAACGACTCTTCATCAAAAGCATAAAATATCTCATCAAATACAAAGCTTTCAAACTTATATTTGTTAAGTGCTTCTGAAAATTTAGTCTTATATGTTTTCATTGAGCATTTATGATTGGTAATTCTTTTCTTTATATTTTGACAAGTTTGACCGATATATTGTTCACCAGTAATCTTGTTGGTACAAAGATAAATAATACCAAATCTATTCATTACGCCATTGGACCTCTAGCCTTACGGCCTTTAGTAGCAGCACCATTACCACGTGTTTCAACGCCATCAGTTTTTTCTTCACTGATACCATAGCTCATGCCACTTTTAATTGGATCAGTAATACGAGCATCCTTAGCTGATTTTTCACGGCTATACACTCCATCTTTCATTGGAGCTTCACCAGCTGCAACAGATGTACCATTCATTTCATAAGCTTCTGCAGGTTTGTTATTTCTAGCATGACCTGTTTTTACAGATGGGCTATTCTTTTTTGTTGGTTTAACTTGAGTGACCATATTATTTGCTTCCTGGTTTTTGGTTGTGAGCACGTGCTAAGTTACGGCCTACAGCTTTCATTGCTTTGCCTGTAACGCCACCTTTAGCAAGTTTAGTTTCTTTCTTGCCTTTGTGCATATGTTTTTCATGCTTGTGTATTTCTACATCAGCAATCTTTTTAACAGTTTTCTTTTCCATGTTTACTCCTTAAGTAGTTGTTATTGTAACGCTATTAATTTTTATTAATGGTAGCAAGTCATTTGGTGTTAATAATGTATCAAAGTTTCTTGCACCACCCACAGGGTTCCAACCCCACTGCGTTTGACGAGAACCATCTGAAGGATATCCTGCGTCATCTAAGTTTGTTACAGTTGGATCGTATGGGTTAGTCATTAATCCATATGTACCACCAACATTATAACTCACATCTGGTCTTGGTTCACGTACTGCTTGTGGATCATTAACAGGATAAAGACCAAGACTTAATTGTGGATGATCTGGATCCCAACATTCAGGACAAACTTTAATGTTAAAAAGCTTTGTCTTAATGACTTCTTTTTTAAGTTCTTTTAACTTATAACGTTGACCACAGCGGTCACATTCGGCAATTGCATACTTACCTGAGGCAAATTTATTAGGCATGAATTACCTCGTATAGAACATATTTCTTGGCACAAATCTTACAGGTGCCTTTTCACGATCCTCTTGTGAAGCTAAATCCCACTGTTGATCATATTCCATCTTTAATGCAGCAACACGATTAGGGTCAACACCCGCTAATTTCATACTTAAATAATAAGCTAATCCGGATACCATGGGTGGAATAAATCTGTATGGAATATCATTAATAACCACACCAGATCCAGCATCTTGAATACGTCTTAATCTCCAATATACAAATGTATAATTACCACCAGCATTAGGTGTAGGCCATACATTAATATTTGGAAGTTGAGGAACTAAAGCAGTTGCACTATATGCATGAGATGTTGCTGTTGTTCCATTTTGTCCACGAATACAGTTAAGCAAGTAATTGTTAGTTGTATCAACATTAGGATAATAAATGATTTCATTGTCAAATTGTATAAAACCTGTGGCTGCTAAATCAGAAATATTTGGACCAATTTGAATATTTGTATCTGTTGCACTAATACCGCCATTACCATTAGATCCATTACCTACAAGATAGTCTTTATTTGCAGATGGACTAGTATTTCCAGATTGTCTATTGATCCAAACTTGAATTGGACGGCCAACAGCTAGTTTATTAGGAATTGTTGAGTATGTATCTTCAGATATGCGGGAAATATTGATATCTATTTGATTTTGCAACGTACCTTGACGTACAACATGACTTAAAAGATCAATGGTATCTACAGGAAGTGGGTATGATATCTGTCCTGTTACTAAAGGTATCTGACCTTCTTCAACAGTCCACAAATTAATGCCACGATTAGCCCATTCAATCGTTAAAATGTTAAGACTGCGTTGAGCAGTCCTAAAATCATAACCAGTTCTGAGTTCTAATCCACAACGCTCAAAGGCTTCTTCAATGAGGTCGTTCATGTTTAGATTGAACGATGTGGTACCTGTGGTATATGCCATTATTTTTTCTTAAATTTCTTTAAAGTTTCCGCTAATCTTGCTCTTTGACCAATTTTTCCT